CTGTACCAACACCATCTAAACTACTATCAAATACTTCATCCAAAATCAACAAGTTGGTATTTGTTGAATTCTTTAGCTTAGCAATTTGGCGCCATGTAAATAATAATGCCAAATCAATACGCATTTTTTCACCTTCTGAGAAGTTGGCATAACCAAAATCATCACGGTGCCTACTCTTAATTGTTTCTTCAAAGTTTTCGTTGATATTGAAGTTCACAAAGAAGTCCATGGCATTAAGGTACTTGTTAATCAATTTGTTCATGATTGGTAAGTACTGTCGAATAATCTTGGTCTTGATGCCAGTATCTTTCAACAATGATGCTGCAAACTCATAGTATTGTTTCTCTGTGGCTAATTCTTCTTGCTTTTTAACCAAATTTCCCAACTCTGTTCTAAGTTCTTTGAGTTTTGCATTATCGACTTCGAGCGAATCCTTGTGTTTAGACAAAGCCTCAATTTCTCGTTGGAGTTTATCAATGAACTTATGTACCGCTGATATGGTTGAATTGTGTTTGACAATTTCATTGTTGTGTGCTTGAATGTGTTTAACTATTTTTTGGATTTCTTCGATACGTTGGTTTGTTTCTTGGATTTTTGTTTCAATATCCTGGATTCCAACTCCAATTTCTCCTTTTGTTTTATCGATTCCACTAAGCTGGCTACGTCTGAAGGTGTCAGCAATACTTTGTTTGCAGGTTGGGCAGTCGTGGTTTTCTTCATAGAACTTGGCTTCCTTTTCTAGTTTCTTTAAACGAGATTCAAGTTTAGATTCCAATTGTAACAGTTTGGAACTTTTCTTTTCGATTACCAACTTATCGTTGATTTTTGAATTAAGTACATCAATGTGTTTCTGGATTAATTCGATATCTTTTTGTAAAGTATATACCTGGTCTACTGATTGTCTAACTTCTTCTTTCTTCTTTTTAATTTCTTCATCACTACGAGTTTTGTGTTCTTCGATGGCTTGCTTCTGGAAGTTAATTCGTTCAGAAGTTAAATCCATTTCATATTTGGTCTTTGTGGAAATGTCTTTGATTGCAGTCATCTTCTCTTTAACCACACCATTCATTGATGAGAAGATACCAATGTCTAATAAGTCCTCAATGATTGCTCGTCTATCACCAGGCGACAATTGCATAAATGGAACAAACGAGGCAGAACCAAGAATAACCACTTGTGTAAACGATTTGAAGTTTAATTTAAGAATGAACTTCTCTAGGTGTTCTTGGTAGTCTTTTGCTTTGGCATCTTGGTCAACCATCACACCATTACAATATACCTCAAAGATGTTTGGTTTAATACCACGAATTACTTTGTATTGTTTTTTACCAATAGCAAATTCAATCTCAACTACAGCTGCCTGATTGTTAATTGAATTTATAAGTTGTGGTTTGTTAATCTTACGAAATGGTTTACCAAAAAGACCAAAACATAAGGCATCCAAAATTGTGGATTTACCCGCACCATTATTACCAATGATGAGTGTATTTGGTGATTTTTGGAAATTGATTTCCGTAAAACTTGCTCCGGTGGATAAGAAATTCTTCCAACGAACTTTTTGAAATATAATCATATTAAATAAATTTAGGTCCTAATGCCCACACCACAAGAGATTTTCTGGTACCTTTGGTTACAGGAGAAACTTTATGTAACAAAAAAGAAGGAAAACAAATAACTTGGCCAGCCTTCATATTAGGAACGGCAACCGCATGTTTTTCTTCAGCCAAATTGAAACATAAATCTCCACCTTCAAAATCTACACCAGGTTCATTCAATAATACTGTCAATGAAAGTTTACGAGTTCCCGAAGAATCAATTGGTTTATTGAGACCCATAATTGTATCCATATGGAACTCTTGCCTACCATTCTCATATCCTTCATATTCACCATATTGAAAATAATCATATCCATTTAAATTGAAATTATAGAATTGATTGTTCAATGAATCAATAATCATATTCATTCGGTCAAAAATCCAGTTGATGTTTTCATTTTTGGCATCATAATTATACATCTTAATATTTGACACACGCACAGTTTCATCAACATGACTCTTACTGTTTTGACCGTTTTTTTCACCATAAATTGCGGCACGATCTACACCATTCTTTGAAAAATAATCACACATAATTTTCAATTCTTTTTCAGAGAATGCATTGTCCCAATAAGTCCAAGGATAGAATATGTTTTCTCGTTCTTGAGGATTATTATGAATTGTTTTGTACACTAAGCTTGTTCCATGTTCAAAGCTTCAACGTATAATTCTTTCAATACGTTTTTTAGTTTATCATTATCAATATGTTCTTCTTTGATACCATCTACAAACTTATTAATGATTGTGATAGTATCTTCAGCTTCATTAATCATATCATCTTCTACGCCTTCTGTCAAGTCAGCAAAGTCTTCCGCAATGGTAACATCGATTGGGTTGACTTCATATAACTTTGCCATAAACTTGTCAAACAGATAGGGATTAGTTTTGTTGAGTACCACAACTTTAACATATGTACCGGCAAACTTGGTTAAATCTTTATTGTTGATTTCGGTAATAGATTCTTCTTTATCATCATAAACGATTCGATGGAACATTACATTAGGGTTTTCAATGAATTCCAAACTACGATCAGCCAAATCAAATAAATGAAAACCCCTTGGATCATTATAATCCTGCCAGGTAAGCTCGTATGGGTTTCCCAAATAGTGAATATTATCCGAATGGGAACGGTGGTGATAATGACCAGAGAACACCATATCAAAACGTCTAAAAATTTCACGATTCAATCCTTCATGTGATGGCATGCCACGATTCATGGCAAAACCGGCAATTTCAAAATGACCCATACAAATATCAGCAGAGGTTTCTTTCATTGTTTCCATAGAAGATTCATAGTTCTCTGGACAAATCCAAGGCATCATACAGATTGGATATTTGAACTTATCACCATCATCTGTTAGGTAAATAGTGCAAGGTTCATCAATCACTTGAATATTAATATATTCTTGTAATAATAATCTAACTGAGTTTACTTCGTTGGTATTTTTGAAATAGGTATCATGATTGCCGGCAAGCATAAAGACTTTGATATTTTTTTGTGCCAGTTTATCAAAGAACATCTCACGTGATCTTTTGTATGTAAAAAAGTTTACATATTTACGTCTATCAAAAGTGTCACCAAGAATAAGAACAGTATTGATACCATTTGCATCCAAAGTAGGAAAGAAAGTATCTCGGTAAAAACGTTCATAATAATCTAGAAAGTGTATTGAATCATTTCTGGCACCGAAATGTGTATCGGTTATAATGGCAACTCTCATAACAATTTTGAACCTTTTTTTCTATTCTCACGCATAGTTATAATTTGTAAATTATTTTCATGATGCAATCCACCTTCAGAAATAGGTATAATATGATCTACTTCGTGTGGTATACCCGTTGTATCGCTTATTTTCCGACACTCGGCATAAATTTCTTTTATTTTATCAAAATTTGCATCATTTGGCAATTGGTTTTTAATTCTTGCTCGCCTTTTTGCCGATTTGTTTGTATTGGCAATTTTTCCTTTTGGTGAAGCATTATATTTTGTGTCAATTTCTTTTGCTTTATCTTTGTTATTTTCCCAATATAAATTTACTTTTTCTTTGGTTCTATACTTCGACATCAATTCATTATTATATAATTTGTGTAGGTTTCTTTTAATATTACATTCTACGCAACTATAACTAGAAACGTGTTTTTTGGTTGAACCGCAACATTTACAAGGAATGCCATCATAAGTTTTTTCACCATTTAATATGGCTTTTTTTCGGTTTTCTTTTGAGGAAACAGGATATTGGTTAGACAAAATATACTCCAAAGTGTTTTATATATTTATACACTTTGGTGCTTTGACTTTAGTTCCTGTCTGGCTTTTTGGTTGAGACATCTTCATAATATTTGATTTCAAGTACTGAGCCTACTGGTTGTTTATTGGCAAACAAAGTTGCCTCGAATAAGGTAGGAAAGGATTTA